GATGATGAAAAAGCATCATGCTTTTTGATTTTGTAAAACTCATGCACTGAAGTACCTGCTGCGTTAAACCAGAGATACCCCTCTTTGTACAAGTTTTTAGCAGCAGCAGTACCTTCAACAGTTACCGATATAGTCTGTGAACCAGCAGCAGTTGTTGCTACCGCCAAGTCACCATCAGAACCGTGATGTGCTACCAATGCTTCAGCAGCAACAGCCAGTCCTTCAGCAATGGCTGTTCCACCATTGTGTGTGTACCGATATTCTCGTCCGTCTGAAAACTGCATCCGAGTGCCAAGCTGATGCTTTTGCCCCGCAGTTTCTTGTTTTTCCCATCCATAACTTCCTGCAATAGCTACTGGAAATGCCATATCAAACCCTCCTAGGGGTTAAGTTTTGTACAGGTTCTAAGCCCTGCGATAGTCCGATATTAAAGGCTCGGTCTATCGTTACACCTTTTTAGACTGCCCCGCCTTTTTCTTTACTCTTGATAAATCCAAAGAAGAAGTGTCTGTGTCCAGCTTACCTGATGCTATAGCTTCCGAAAAGGTTTCGACCTTCTCCTCTACTTTAATTTCAGGTTTAGTTTCAGGTTTAGATTCAGGGGGGCTTTCAACAAAGCCTCTAGATAAAAACTTTTGAAGAAAAGGTTTTGGTAAGTTTGGACATTCTTCCCAAACTTCCTCTCCTTCAACAACTGACTGTTTCCATAATGTGATTTTTTTTACACCACCTACGGACATTTCAATTCTATTTTGCCTAGAAACCATTATCAAAAACCCCCTTGAATTATTTATTAGCTAGGCTGTTACTGGATCGAGAATTTCTTGTCGAGTTGAAGAACCACGGGTGTCATCAACTTCAAAGACTGCATAGTCTTCAGTAATAACAACCTCGTATGCACGAAGCGAAGCATCTCGCTCGCGCTCTTCTGAACGACCACTTGCGGACAAATGCCCCATAGCAGTCTTATCAGCAATTACTCCGTAACCAGAATCAGTCGTACCAATCTTGGCGATGTTTCCATCCTCAAAGAATGGAACACCCGAAAGCTTCACGCCAGAGTAATAATCTTTTACTGCTGGCTTGTTGAAAGCATCAGGCAACGGGTATGTAGCAAGAGTATTGCCAACATCAGTTGCAAGCTTCCAGATAGCGTTAGGGTGGTGAACCACAAAAAGATCAGTACCAAATTTACCTGATTTTGCAGTTGCAATAAGTGCAGATGCAAAAGCAAGAGTAAGGTTAGCCCCATCAGCACCAAGAACAGTACCGCCATTCAAGGAAGGGAACAGGGCAATGATGTCATTGTCCTTCTTCCGAGCCATAGCGTCACCCATCTGGCGACCAATGATCTTGTACACATCTTCGTTGTTCTGTCGAAGAAGAGTGTCGGTAATAATTACCTTAAGACCAACTTCCGCTGTAGTTGCTGTAACAGTTGAGACATCAATGTCCTCACTGTCGATCATGTCCTGACCTTCAGCAAGGTCTTCCGCATCCATCTGAGCAACTTTAGGGATTTCTAGTTTGTACTCACCCTTACCAAGATTGAACTGCTCAATGAGTCCAAGCATCGGAGCATTATGCTCCTCCGTGTATCGTGCCTGTGCAAGCATGATACGAGACATGTTCTGGAGATTTCCAGATGTACTCGTTTGTACTGCCATGTTTATTTACCTCAATCAAAAATGGAATAGCCAAGCTTCTTAGAAGCCATCTTTGCCATTTCTGTAGTTATTGCAGGATCACCTGCGTTGTATCTATCTAAGACGTTTTCAGAATTAGTAGGTGCTACATCTGCCGCTGGATTCGCGCTGTTCAAACTCTGACCCGGAGTAACTTGCTGAACTCTTTGTTCTAGCTTGTTAATTCGTGACAAAGCTTTTGCATGCTTTTCCATAGTTACAGGGTCAGGCAAGTCTTGTATCTCTGCATATGCAACTCCATATTGAGTTGAAAGTTCATATGCTTTAGCAAGTTGAGTACGAGTATTTAACTCAGCCTGCATTTGCTGAGATTGACCCATCACCTGATTCGCTTGTTGTTTAGCAAGAAACGCTTCTTTAGCAAGAGCAGTTTGCTGTTGAGCCATTTGCGTTGCGGTCGCATCATCCAGCCCTTGATCTATAAATCTTTGGGCTAGCTGATTGCCATATGCGTTTACTTCAGCATCTAACGTATTAGTGTTCTGAATCTGTTCGGCTCTTGTGCGCGCCGCTCTTTCACTTTGAAGTTGCGTTTCCATCTCTGCTATTCGTTTATCGGTAGCAGATTGATACTTGCGTAACTCTGGATTCGGTTGTTCTGTAGTACCTGCTTGTTCTGTAGTACCTGTTTGTTCTTCAGTGTTGGCTTGAGGTTCAGTTTCAGGAACAACCTCGATAGGGGGGTCAACCGTTTCCGTTAAATCTTCAGTGATATCTGCGGCAGGTTTTTCTACTTCGTCAACAAGTAAAATGTCGCCACTATCGGAAGGATTCAACGGAACCTCGGTAACTTCTACCGTAGATTCAGATCCTAGATCGTTTGTCTCAGTAACCATGCTTGCGCTCCAAAATATGACACCGTTAGATGGCACACTTAATGTTTAGGTTCCACAAATAATAAAGCATCAGTTGCTTATTGAGCAACAAAGGTCGGTTTCAGCAGTCCTTGCAAAGCAGGATTGCTACCTAACGGACTAGGCATAGGAGTAATGCCAACCCCTCCCATTGCAGGCTGCTCTGCGGGTATAAGGGTGTCAGAAGGAACTATCGGCTGTGGCGGCGCGCCTAATACTTCCCTAGATGCCTGAGAACGCATGATCTTTTCTACTTCAGATTTCAATCCAGCACGATCTAATGCTTCTAAGAATCCCGCAGGCAACGGCGTGTCGTTTGTATTCCGGTATATGTAATCAACTTGATCGGGGTAATCTGCTAGAACTTTGTTCCGCAACATCTTTACTTTATCTGGCAAGTAACTGCCTGCTGCTGTTAGTGATTGAGAAGGAGCCTCGTACCAAGCATCAAGGGCTTGTGCCTCAAGATCGTCATCCGCAGGAACTCGTTCTTCAAACTCAACACCAAGGGTTTCTTTTACTTGATCCTTGCGCTCTCGTGTATCGTCAAGAATGTCGTAGTAATCATCTGTAAACTCACGCTTGGTATATTCACTACCATCACTGCGGCGACCTGCATTGTAGAAGACCAAAGCCTCTTGAAGCTGTGAGTCTCTTCGCCTGTTGATGATGTCGATTGTTGCAAAGAACCGTCTGAAAGGTTTACCAGTAGTCGCACTCTCAATCTCAAACTTTTCTAGTTCTGCAACAAGAGCATCTTTGACATCGTTCTTTTCGTAAGGCTCAAGGTCTTCATAGTTCTCAGCAGAAATCTTCCCTGCCCTAAACAAACCAGCTACGTGATCCTGCAAAATATCTGACCGGGAAAGAGGACTGCTTTGCTCACCGAGAAGTTCAAGACCTATTGAAAGCCCACCACCAAAAGCGTCTTTCGGATTACCTATTGAAGTTTCCTTGATAATGTTTGGCACTTCCTGAAGCGCAAACGGGATGTGACTTTCTGCTATGTACTCACCAAGAGTTTCGCCAAATCGGGACTCGCCATATTTTTTGAAATTCATAAACTCAAATAAATCTCCAGCGATTGGAGAGGACAAATTGAGCCACGCGTCTAATGCCTTCTGAGGTTCTTTCTCCCAGCCAGCCCCGCCTGACGCTAGCAGAAGCGCAGCCATTGATTTGTAGGGACCGAAAATGTTCCAGTCTCTAGGCGCACCAAGCTTTGTTAGCCTGACAGACATAAAGTTTGGATTCATTCTGCCATTTCTCATTAGCTGGAAATCTGTTTCCTGACCCAAAACTTCGTTTGCTGCAACTGTAATAAGCGTCCCTGTTGATATCAATTTCATTACAGCCCTACGTGCAATCAACTGATCTACGTCAACACTGTTCCTAATCCCATGATTGATATTTAGGTTCCGTCTAATCTGCCTGTCGAACGGCAGCGCATCAATCATGAAGTCAACATCCATGCCCTTTGTTGCACGATGAAGGGTTTCAATTCTTGCTCTAAAGAATCTTGGCGCAAACAAAAGCATGTCACCAAATAGCCCAAATACTCCGTTTGGAGTCCAACCAGTAATACCGTTTACACCATTCCCTATTTTTCGCGCTGTCCCATCTGCAACAAGTTCGTCAAAGGTCTTCCCTGACAACCTCATGTATTCCATGATCTCTCCACGAGCAGTGTGAAGGCGCAGCATGTCACCGAAAGCACCGAAAGCTTCGTTAGCCCTACGGAGCAGAGGAAGTTTTCCTATCTGACCAGCGGCACCTTCTGCACGAAGGGTAACTTCTGTGTCTACTCCACCATGCCTAATGCCCATGCGGTCAATTATCTCGTGAGAACTTGGCGCACCAGCAGCTTGAGAATCTTTGTCAAACTTCCTGATGTTGTCTGCCATTGATTCACGCTGCAACCGTTTACCTTTGCGTCCGGGCTTGCCAATCAATGCTTGAAGGTGAGCCTTCCAAGCAAAGTAAAACTCACGAGGATTAGAAAACTGAGTCGCTTTTCCTTGGATGCTAGTTCCAGAGTCATCTAGAGTTGCGCCTATTGTGCGCCTTATATTTTGGTAAGTACCTAAAAGGCGAAGAGTGTCTGCTCCTTTGCCTGATAAGGGTTTCATTGATTCTTGTGTACGCCCAAGAGTGGCTTGGTCAAGTTCATTTAGGTCGTACCGACTTAGTGATCTAAAACCTTCTACTCTCACCATGCCCGCATCAGGTGTCTCTATGTTTAGTTTGTCTTTCTTAAGCTTTGGTAAAAGATCATTTAACTTTTCTTCAAGATTCTTTATTTCGTTAAGGTTTTTTGTTAGGCGGTCTTGTGCTGTTTTAACATTTAATCCTCGCTGTTCTCGCGCTTTATTCTGAGTAGTTACTGACTTCTTATGGGTGCTAAGTTCTGTCTTTGCGTTTCTTAGCGCACGTTCAGCATTTACTGGAACATCTACATCAGCTAAGTCCCTGCTAGTAAGCTTCACATCAACTTCTGCTGCACCTGCCGCTATGTCAGCAGCCTCTTCTCGCTTGAGCGCAGTCGCTAATCTGCTATTTGCTGGTTTTCGCAACACTACTGTTCGTTGTACAAATCCTTCAAGGTCTTTTACTTCTTTCAAGGATCTGGTTAGCGCATCTGAAGTAGAAGTACCTGCAAGTTGCATAGATTCCAGACGTTGTGCCGCATTTGCAAGAAGCTGCCTTTGTACATTTTCAAAATCCAGAAGACTATCTGCATGATCTTGCAGATCGTCGGCTGTCATTTTTGCTATATCAAGCTTAGATTGTTTTGTTTTTGAAGCTTTCTCTACACGATTGATTGTCCTGCTTGCCTCTCTGTGAATTAAGCGAATAACCTTGTTTACTTCATTAGCTTCTGTAGCCGCTTCTAATTCGCTTAACTTATTTTTAAGTTCAGATACGGATGTATCAGCCGCTTTTGTTGCCCGAATGTACGCTACCTGACGCTCTGTAAGCCTTACAGCCTGTAGCTTTGCTCTCTGTACACGAGCAGATATTTTTGCACGAAGTCCTTGAGCCTGTTCTCTGAGAGAAAAATCTCCACGCTGCCCAACACTATTAGCAATAGGCTCGCCAGTAACAGGGTTACGATAGTTGATAAAGAACTTGCCGACTTGTTGGTCAACAACCGTTTCATATATCTCCCCTGACCAAGTACCCATTGCATCCCATGCAGGCAGATACTTTGATCCGAAACCAACCATTTCAGCTTGAGTGAATGGTTTGCCAGTAAGTTCGTTGAGTAAGCGTCCCTTTTCAAAAGTCTGTTTTTTTGGCTGTGAGGTTCCAGTTGTAGGACGCTCTGGTATTTTAGGCTGCCGTACTGGACCACGAGAAATAAAGAACCCATCTTTTCCGAGAGCCACTTCTTCTACCGGAATACCGTAGACTTCCCGGTCATATCTTAACGCTTCTGCTCTTGTACGCAGGAAGTCCATTGCTTCTACTTGCTTGGGGGTTAAAGCGTCGGCATCTTTATATGCCCCATAGTTTTCAGCAAGGTCAGCTATAGTAGGTCTTGGCTCTAATCCAATAGGTAAGCCATCTGTTTTTAGATTTTGAACCCTAAGTCCTGATTGATCTTTTTTAAGCCTACCCAGCTTGTTAGTAGCATCATCAAAAGTAAAAACAGCTTCGTTTGTGATTGGATCTAGTTCACGAATTTTTCCGTGAATTTCATTAGTTAGCCTGTTTGAAGTGCTAGTAATTCTTGCAGCAGCAGATTTAATTACTTTGCTTGCAGCCATTCCCGGCAGGGTACTAGGTTGAAATCGAGCAGTATTTTCTAATGAAGGAATCCGCTTGATAAGTGCTTTAGATTTCTCAACGGCTCTTCTAAAAACATCAGGCGATGTTACCTGCGGAATAAGATCTTCGACAAGTCCGGGTGAGTAACCTACAGGCGTTTCTACTGCCTTTGTTTGGTTTGCTTCAAACGCTTCATCTACAGCAGAAAGCTTGCCAGTAACAGGGTTTATATCAGGATCATCAATAAACAGATTTAGCTGTTTAGGTTCAACAGCAGTCGTGCCTGTGGGTGGAGTGGTGGGGGCTTTAGCTGTCAGTTGGGCTTTTCTTATACTATCCATGTCAAATGAGCCATGAGTAGACAAAAGTTCTAGTTGCTCGGAAGATAACTTTTCGTTTACTGCCAAGACCCTCATTGCCTCATCCATGTCGATTGCACGTTTAGTAGGAGCGGCAGGATTGCTTGCAGTACCTGTAAGGTCAAGAACCATCTCTCGGTCACCGAACCTGTTACGAACGCCAGTTTCCGTAAATCCAAGTTTCCCAAATAGTTTCGGACTAAAACCTTTCTCACTACTTTTAGTTACTTTGTTCCACGCAATGGGTTCTGCATATACTTCAAAGCTAGTTGCTCCACGCCTTCGCAGTTCTTCCATTGTGTCTATGACAAGTGTCTCTCCAAAACCTTGTCTGCGTAGTTCTGGGCTTGTCTCAAAGTCAACAATCGACCCTATTACCTTGCCGTTTTCATCAGGCAGTTTTACTATAGCCCGTGCTGTTGAAC